GGCTGCTGCCAGCACTTTTGAGCCGTTTTCAAGCACAATAGAGCCTTTGTTCCACTCCACTACACCCTGCTGCAACCATATGGGCAGGTACTCGTAGGCTAGTTTCAAGCGTCCCAGCAGTTCACGGGCTGTGGCTAGTTTGTTGGCTAGGATAGCCACGCTCATGTTCTGATTGAACAGGATATAGTGCAGGAGAAACGACACCATTGTGGTGGATTTACCGCTTTGACGAGGCATCTTACAAATCACGAAACGGTTGGTGTGTACTGCTTCAATCATTTCTTCCTGAAACTCATACGGCTCAAAAGGAACCAAGCCCTTGTCAAGCGATACAATTTTCACATAATGCTTGATGAAATACAGGGGGTCTTGAGAGCATTTCACATACTCTTCAATCTGCTTTTCGGAAAAGTTTACATTTACCCCTGCGGCTTTTAGGTTAGAGTTGCCCAAATACTTTTGACTTTTATTCACAGGCATCCACCTTTCCTAAAACAGTTCCACGCAATTTCAGAGTAAACACACCACCAACTGCTAGTACAGCATTTCTTTTTTCTGTGTCGGGGTACTGCACGATTTGGGTGTATTCGTTTTCCACATCTTCTTCTTTTATATTTTGCTTGCAAGTGGCACACAGAGAGTTGTCATAGACTCGTTTGGCTCGGGAATACCATCCAAACAAAGTGCTAGGCGCACGGCATATTCCTGTGGGAGTATTTTCTCCTGCATACAAGTGCTTGACCAAATCCACAGGGCTTTCAAAGGTGTACTCATTCATGTGATAGATTCTTTATTGCCCAAGCAAACAGTAGATACGAAAGCAGCCCGCCTCCGTAAACCGCAGGCATATGGGAAAAGCATCCAAAAGCCCAACACCCAGCAAACGCTATCCACACACCAATACAGAACGGGCATCCACACATACGCACAAAAAAAGACGGGTACTTCATGGACAGGAACTCGCCGTACCGTAAAGTCATGTCGTGTTTACGGAACTCTGCGTATTCCCGTGTGTGAAATAATCGCTCACAAAACGGCAGCAGACGCAAATACTCGTATACCGCTGAAGTTTTGAATCCTATCCACAACACAAAAGCAGTCCAATACATGGCTAATACTGTACTCACGCCGTACCTCCGTCTAGTATTTATGGCGCGTCTTCCACCTGTGCTTCAATAAACGCTTTTTTACTTGAACGGGCACTGTTTATAATATCCTGCAAATCACGGGTAGACCCCACATAAATGGCGTTTGTTGTGGTGTTGTTTGTGGTGTTGTTTTCAGTTTTACGAATACCCTTCATCTTGTCGTGCATATCCAACAGATCACGATTGGTTTCCGAAAGTGTTTTAATCATTTGGGCTACCACTTCATACGCACGGGGCGAGTCGCCTTCTTGGGCTACGGCTAACACTCCGTCCAGTGCGTTCTTGCCGCTCTCAACCAGTTCACGAAGGTTTTTACGAACCGTTTCGTAGTCGTGTTTCAGGTCTTTTTCCAAGTACTCTTCTGTTAGTGGTGGAGTCTCAATCCGCACCACAGGAATAGGAGAAGACTTGACTACAGGCTGTGATTCGTTTTCTGATGGCACTCCACTCAACACCGATTGTATATGTTCAAATCCATCAGCCATAGAAACCTCCTGCACTTTGTGTTGTTCCATTAACTCCAAACCAGCCCACAGTTACACCACCTGATGCCATACCCGCAGCGTATGTAGAGCCTCCACCCGAATCCCTTTGGTATATCTTGGCATACGGAGAGTAGGTGTACTTGTCGGAACTTGCACCGCTTGCTCCAGTAATACCCACAAACACATTGAACAGATTAGATGCAGTTGATCCTGCACCAGTGTATCCTGCGGTGTATCCACCGTCGTAATACGACATATCAAAGAACCGCGAGTTTACCTTTCGGATTTCGCTGTAACTGCGAACAGGGCCAAACAGATACGACTTCATGGTAAAGTTCAGGGTGAATATAATGCTGCGGCGGTTTTGGAAATCGCCCTCGTAGTCTTCTTCTGATGTAACAGAATTCAAGTAGATGGGCACATCCACTTTTGTGTTTACAGCATCAAAGTTCATGGACACAACAAATTCAGGAGCAAAGTACGGAAGTATCTGCTCTATAATTTGCAGCCCGTCGTCCATGTTTCGGGTGTACACATACAGCCCAAAGTCAATATTGTACGGTACTTCTGCAAATGTATATTTCATCGCAGATGTTTGGGTGTCTCGTACAATGTTCCGCTGGGCAGAGTTCCGCTTACGAGACGGATCGTATGCAAATCCTGTGATTTCAAATGCAATACGGGGCAGAGTTATTTGAAACGGATTCTGTAGATACGGGTCGCCTGCAAGGCGCACCTTGTACTTTTCTTTGGGTGCGTATGCAATAGGCACTTCAATGTATTTGGTTCCGCTGCTCTCTGTGCGAGAAATATTGATTTGGTTGAATATGGAACCAAAGGCTACCACCATTTTACGGATGGTTTGGTTGTAGAACTGTGTGAACATTAATACCTATTTCCTTCACTAAACGGATCGTTTTCAGTAAAGTCAAAAATGTTGTCACGGTTGGCTTCCAAATCAAGAGCCTCGTTGTCTTGAATGTTGCTGTTCGTGGTGCGGGTATCGGTATCAGTAATGGCTGTAATAGTATACGACGCACCACTAGTCTTGCCTATCACGGTGTCTCCAATATCAAACGAGCCAGTGTTCATGTTGACTGTTAGATACTTGATAGGTGTTGCGTCATTGGTGATTGTGTACGCATCAACTCTGGCAGCGGCATGGGGGTTAGCCAACAAGCCAGCGTATACTTCTTCGCCCTTGGTATAGGTTCCGCTTCCGCTGCCAAGAGTCAAGCGTTTCTTGTAGGTTGCCACAACAGCCGCTACAGCGTCCATATCGCTTTCTCCAGTATCCATTTCTTCCTGCGTGTACTTGAAGGCTTCACAATACAGTTTAAACGAGTACCGCTGACCAAGTGGATAGAACGGATTGTCGTGTTCCACATACTTGATTTCAAACAGATTATACGGATAGTCAAAGTAGATAATATCGCCTTCACGGGGGCGACCCAAATTGCGAATGCTCGTATTGTGCCCCATGACTTCTAGGAATCGTCGTTTGGACACAATAAAAGTGCAGTTCTCGCGGATATCCAACCCGAATCGGGTCATGTCACTTTCGCCGTCAAACCCTTCGGCGTTTTCCATGTACATCTCAATACGGTTTGCGTCCTTGAACTTGGACACCTCTTCACCAAGAATCTTGTCTTCAGTAACCGTTTCTCGCGGAATGTACACCATATCGTGCCCGTGGATTTTGATAGCCTCGGTGGTCAACGATTCTAGGAGGTCTTGCTCTCCTTTTACATTCCGACGAAAATACGGGTTTACTGCCATGCTTTATCCTGTTATGAAATCGGGTGGCAGTTGGTACTTGCTCTGGGCATCTTCTTCTAGTTTGGTTATTTCTTCCATTGCCTCCTGATATATTTTGCTGCCGTTGAATGTGACATTTCCTGGAAGAGGCATTCCTTCGTACTTGGACAGATTAACTCCCCATTGCCGTTTAATAAGGGCAATGGTGTACTTCTTAAGAAAATTGTCGTTGTATATTTCTGTTGAGGTTTCGGGGTTGTTGGCTGTATATGCCTCAATCATAAGGAAATTACCTGCCTGCATATCAGTTGTGGCTGCATCAATGTATAAACGATTGTTTACTCGGTTGAAACGAACCTGCTTTTCAGGATCAAGCAACTGCTCCAACATTTCAATGTACTGCATGGTGGACACATAGTAGTTTAGATTGGTCTGCCCTGTACGCAACCCGTAAAAGTCGTTGAGTGCTAACTGGTAACGAATATTAAAAATATTGTTGGTTGTGATGTTGAAACCCATGTGAAATATACGATTAATGGTTAGAATAGACGGGTCAACTGGGGTAGTGTCTATAAATTTACGGTCAATGTCTTGTTGTGTTAGCGGATAGGTGTAGTACATCCGCATACCGCCATCGTGATGCCACTTGGCGTAGTATTCTAGGGCTTCATCAATACGGTCTTCAACCTGTGAGTCCTCCACATTCACCTCAATCATGGGCTGACCAAGGGCGCGAAGGCAGTAGTCTTTAAGTTCTTGGCGTGTGTGTGGGCGAGCCATGCAGTCTCCTTTTCAAGTATTTAGACCAACCGCTGACTCGCATTTTTTACAAAAAAGAACCCCGCCAAATCAACCAATAAGAAACCCACTCCATTCCGAATAACCGGCTGAATACGGGCTACCCACATATTTAATATTAATAGTGTCTCCAGCATTTAGTTGCTGTATAGAAGTGCCCGACAAGGTGTAGTAATTAATATAATTTGTGGTTGGGGTGTATGGCCCCTGCACGGTGATGTGATTTTTAACCCCATTTTTTGCAAAATACCACGCGCCTGTTTTGGCTGCTGTTAGTGTTGGATTTATGTAAAAGAATATGTGAGCAGAGAAAAAATAGTATCCAGCAACAGGAGCAGTAAAGTATCCAGTCGTTTGACTAACACAATCTCCACGATCAACAAAAGTATTATCAAAAATCATATCTTGAAAAGCAGCAGGCCCTAAAGGCTCTACTGGTTTGGGAATGGTTGCGTATGTAACAGTAAAAGCCGGATTGGTGTTCTTGATCGTCCCATTCACATCCAATTCCACAGCCGGAAACTGGTTCTTAATACCAATATATCCGGTATATAATCCAGTAGATTTTATTGTTCCGTTTACATCCAACAGATTGCTTGGAGACGATGTACCTATTCCTATGTTTCCATCCGGAGAAATGCGAAGACGCTCTGTTGCACTGGTAGTGAACAACAGAGAATTGCCATACGACACAGTTGTAATGGTATTAGACTTTAATGTGCTCATTTGGATATTAGCCTAAGAATCGACCACTAAAATTTGAATACCCAGCACCTTGGTATGGAGTTCCTTTATAGTATATGCTGACTGTTTCTCCAACATTTAATGATATAATGTGTGATCCGCTTGTATTTGTGTAGTTTAAGTAATTGCTTGATCCTGTGTATGGACTATGAAAAGTAAAACTAAGCGGAGAACCATTTTTGTAAAATGACCAAAATCCATAAGAATTAGATGTTGTGATGTTGCTTATAGTAAAGAAAACATTAGCAGAAAAAAAATAGTATCCAGCAACAGGAGCAGTGAATTGTCCGGTTGTGGTACTAAAACTATTACTATTATCAAGATACTCTGTATCCCATTTTAATTCTCCTGCTGCATTTGCAAATGGAACAACAGGAGGATTAGTAGAATAAGTTACCGCAAAATAAGGATTAGTGTTCTTGATCGTTCCAACCACATCCAGAGCCACAGACGGGCTAGCGGTTCCAATACCCATATTTCCGGTGCAGTAGAGTCCTGTGGACTGTACTGTTCCGTTTACATCAAGCGCACAACTAGGATTCCGTCTACCAATTCCCACATTTCCGTCTGAAGAAATACAAAGTCGCTCTGTTGCATTGGTGGAAAACAGCAAAGAATCCAATGAATTAACTGTTTGAATGGTATTGGTTTTTAGTGTACTCATGTGGAAATCAACCCATAAAATAACCGTTAAAGTTGACAGAATCATTAAGATACGGCATTCCTCTGTACACTACACTAACCCATGATCCAGCCGACAAATAGAAAACTACAGTACCAGTAACACTGGCGTAATTAATGTAATTGTTTGCTCCTGGGTTTGGTGTAAGAAATATTTCTGAAGCCCGACTTCCGTCTCTTTGAAAATAAATAAGCCCGTACTGATTACTGTTTACATCTCCTGCCACCATAAATCTCATGTTACAAGAAAAAAAATATGCTCCCGAAACGGGTGCTGTAAACCTTCCAGTTGTTGTATCGTAAGCACCAGCAGTGTCTATAAGTTTTGTATCACATTTCAATTCCAAATTTACTTCTTTTCCTGAAGTAGTGCTGGCAATAGCATGTCTAAATGAAGCGGTTACTTCAAACACCGGATTGGTGTTCTTGACTATACCAGCCACATCCAGAGCCACAAGAGCCGCAGACGGGATAGCGGTTCCAATACCCACATTTCCGGTGCAATACATTGCGGTTGATTTTACTGTTCCGTTTACATCCAACAGGGTGCTTGGAGTCGATGTACCTATTCCTATGTTTCCACTCGTCAGAATACGCAGCCTTTCAGAATCATTGGTTTTCAATACCAAAGGGTCTGAACCAGTAAGCGGCTGAATGGTGTTGGCTTTTATTGTTCCCATTTATACCCTTATTTATCAGAGATACGCTGTAGTTCTCCCAATACTTTTCCATTAGATTTCAGCGTAATATGCGTCTCCCCAATAAAATCCAGTAGTTCGTTCTTTTGTCGGATAGGCAGTTCTGTTATTTTTTGATAACCGTCTTCAATTTCCACCATGCCTCTGTCTTTGTCTGGGCACTTACAATTTGGATCGTAATATGTGTTTGCCCTGTATACCCAAATGTACACTAACGGGCACACAGACGGATTGGGCACACACGACACCTTTGGGTGCAGAAAACTGAAAAAATCAAAAGGGCTATCAAAAATTTTATGCACGGGTGTATCTACAGGATCAAGAATTCTTTGTTACATAAACTGTACAACTAGCACTATTCGCAATAAGTGCACCTACATTGGGACTAACAGAAAAGGAAAATACACCAGAAACAGCACTAGTGACACTCACATCGGATATTTTAATAGGAATAATTACATTTTCACGAACTGTAGGAGAAGGAGTAACAGTGCTGATAGTTGAACTACTATCTACAACTAATGTAGTTCCTTGAGGGGCAAGTGAGGGCCAAATAAATCTTCCCGTGGTTACTGTTGCTGCTCCACTAACACTACAATTAATACAAGCGTTCAGTTCCACATAAAATGTATAGTTTCCGGGTTCAAGTTCTATAGTTCCAGTTCCAGAAGTACCACCACTTGAAGAGTAGTATAAACGATTTGTATAGAGCAATCCATCAACATAACCTTTAGTCACTAAATGATCCGAAGAAACAGGAGTAGTATATCTCATTATTGCCCCCCCAGAAGTAAAACCACTCTGAAATACAGAATATCCCGTCTGTACTCCAATGTTTCCGCTTGAAAGGGTCAGTCCACCACCACAAGAAAAATCGGAATAAACCGACAGATTCCCACCAACCGAAACAGAAGGGGTTCCAGATAGAGGACTGACGGTTGTGATGGTAATATCGCTCATTTTATGCTACCGCAAAAAAAGAAACTTTGCATGTATATTTGTCTAGTGTTCCTGCTGTTGCGCTTACATTTATACTCAAAGAATTACTTGTGGTTGTGCCGACATTGAAGGGATCAGACACAGCAGTTGCAACAAAAACCTCAAAAATATAACTACCACATTGGGATACTGCCGACATACTTTGGGTTGTACTACCAGTTGCAGTAGCGGCACTTCCCCATTTTCCTTCTATTGACATGGTAGAACTACCACCACTAAGATACAACATACAAATAGCATCAACTCGCATTATGTATCTTCCGGGAGGCAGAGTAATTGTGCCTATCCCACTTCCCATTGCATCAAAAGCATAAAAATACACCAACTGTCCTGTTGCTACATTTTTGCTGTCAATATAACTCTTATTTGCTAGATGAGAGGCTAGTGTTGGTGTGGTTGCACAACTACAAATAGCATTTGCTAAAACAGTATCAAAAGTGGAGTTTCCTAAAATATATGAAGTGCCATTCACATTTAAATTATTGCTAACGGTTATTGTGTTTGGAGTAGAAAGTACACTACTCACATATAGTGGTGATCCGGCTTCATTTATAGTTTTTAGTTTTAGGCTGCTCATTTTAGGCTGAGAAAATATAAACTTTAATTGCATTCACCACAAAAGTAGAAGCATTGGGAGTTGAATCGCTTCTGTACGCACGCACAACAAACTGTGTAATGTCGTTGTTTGTTACAGAAATTGTTGGGCTAAGTACTCCAACTGCGCCGCTACCTCCATACACTCCTATATTGCCGCAACCACCACCAGAACGAAAAAAAGAACTTAACATTTCTTTTGAACCGCTGTAATCACTAAAAGTATAAGAAATAGTTGTTCGCTGGTTTCTTCCATAGCGGCTCAGATCGTATGGACTTGTGCTATCTGCTGCTATTCCAGAAGATCCGGATATGGTATAAATTGCTTCAGCGTACAGTTTATAGTTTCCATCAGGTAGATTTGTTATGCTTCCAAATACTGTTGTGGGAACAGCATAATCCCATGTTACAATTTCGCTTCCAGTAAAGGCTTTAAAATAGACCAGTTTTCCACTACCATTCAATACAGAATCAGTGTACGATTTATTTGCCAAATGCTGTGATGCTGTGGGAGCAACAGAGCAAGACACGGAATTAAGAATTGCACCGTTTGCAAGTGTAACCAATCCGTTTGCATTATAGTTTCCAACAACATCCATTCTACCAGCCGAGCAACCAGCAGCAACAACAGAACCAACTTCAAGCGATCCTGATATGGGAACCAGATTGTTTACATTAAGAATACTCATTGGTGTCTATTACGCAAAATATTCTTGAAGTATACACTGCGATGATCCGAGTTCAAAACTATGTGAGTTGGTATTACTAACTGTTCTATTAAGATAAAATGTACTTGCTGCCGCAGCACCATCTGATCCATGATAAAAATGCAATTTGTAAGTAACCTCACTCGTCGTGGCAGGGCTGTCCAAAAACATTATATGGTAACTACTCATGGTGCTTAAGGCATTAACATCATAAGATACGGATCTGATTCCATAAGTCTGCTCGGTTCCTCCTGTATTTCCACTTCCAATTTCTGTCACAGTAGAACCAATAGTTCGGGTAATATAAAAACCATTGTTTTCACCATTTCCATCTGGGCCGCTCGTATCACCACAGAAACTAAAATTAACTAAAACCTTACTGGTTGATCTTTTCGGTGTTATTTTTGTATTCAATGCAGCAACATTTACTCCGTATGTTCCGGGCGAAGTAACTCTACCGGCTTGATTACCATTAATAGTAGAAGTAAATGTGTATGATGTAGCCGCAGCATAATGCGTTTGAACGCATTGGGGCCAATACCCGTCCCAAGCAAATGGGGAACTACTCAATGTCAGATTGCCTGAACCAATGATATTTCCAGCAAATCGAGCAGTACCCGTGTGATCTGTAGTTCCAGCAAAAGTCACACCACCAGAAAAATAACCAACACCACCCAAACTCAACCCACCGGCTACAGTTAAACCAGCAAGAGCACCTCCAAGAGTAAGAGTTGATCCAATTGGGCTTATATTATTTGCTTTAATAGTACTCATGTCTGTGTTTATTCCTGTTTACAGAATTACGATATATCCACCGGTTTGTACTGTGAGTGTTGCACCGCTTGGCACAACTAGAGTTCCTGCGATAAACGCATTTTCATCGGCTGCTACTGTTATTTCCGTTGCAGAAGGCAGAGTCATGCCCTTGTTTACAAAGAACCCATTAGATGGAATGCGAATATCACCACGAACTTCTAGTTTGGCTGTGCTGGCAGGATACAGTCGTCCAGTCACAGCACCCTGCGTCAATCCAATTGCCACAGTTTTGTTGCAATACAGCCCACCACTCAATCCTATTGAGCCTGAACACACACCTGCTGCATCTGTATATTCAAAAACAAATCCTGCACACGCACCAAGTGCTCCACCTTGATTGTATTGTACATACCTGTCCAAACCAGTTGCGCCGTCTGCTGGTTTCCACGATAGTGTTCCGCCACCGTTAGTAAATAAAACCTCACCAGCATTACCATCACCAGATGGCAAAGACCATGTGGTGTTAGTTCCAACTGTTGTGGGTGCTCGGAATGCCACCCAATTGCTAGAATCTGCGTCAGCAAAACGGAGAGGAGTTTGTCCGAACAATAGCACGGAACCACAAACCCCCAAGGTTGCACTTGTTGAGGTGCTGCCAACCGTTGTATTTCCCGTTACTTGTAGGGTGGAAGCAGTTGCTCCACCGTTGAATTTTGCTGCACCAGTATGATCGGTTGTGGACGCAAAAGTAGCACCACCACTCACATAAACCACATTGCCAAAAGTAGCACTACCATTTACTATTATATTTCCATTAATAGTTGCAGTCGCACCAGCGTAAATTTGCCCTTCAGACAGGAGTTCACCAACAGACACCATTGCGTTGGCTGTTGGAGTGACCGCACCGCCGTCTTTGGTGAATCGGAATTCGCCACCACCCGAAACAAAACCATTTGTTCGTCCCTGTGGGTAGTACGCAATATCACCCCAATAAACATTGGCTCCATTGAACCGCAGCGCAGCGGAGTAACTATTGCCTTTATACGCCAATGTGGAAGTTCCATCGCCAAGGAACGCACTAATGGTTCCCGGATCATTTACAATTTGCAGAGGATGCAAAACACCTGAACCACCATTAGTGGTTCCAGCACTTACTATTCTGACAAGTCCATTCACATCAAGAGACGCACCCGGAGTTGCTGTTCCAACTCCTACACGACTGTTGCTGGTATTTACAAACAAATTATTGGTGTTTACTGCAAAGTTACCACTAACCGATGCGGTGCTTGCAAAAGTAGCACCTCCACCAACATAGAATACACCAGCAAAGGTTGATCCACCTGATCCGTAAATGCTAGACGCACTCAAGCCACCAGCGAATCGGGCTGCACCAGTATAATCGGTAGTGGACGCAAAAGTAGCACCGCCACCCACATAGAATACACCAGCAAAGGTTGAACCACCTGATCCGTAAATGTTGGCTGCACTCAAGCCACCGCCAACAGAAACACTGGACGCACTCAAGCCACCAGCAACCGAAACATTAGAGGCAAAGGTTGATCCACCTGATCCGTAAATGCTAGACGCACTCAAGCCACCAGCGAATCGGGCTGCACCAGTATAATCGGTAGTGGACGCAAAAGTAGCACCGCCACCCACATAGAATACACC